ATTATGGATGTTTATCACGCAGTTCGTAGAGCACAGGCAATTAACTCATCTATTAAAAAGGCAGGATTAAAGTATATTACAAAATATTCAAATGCTGCTAAACCAAATCGAGTTTATATACAAGGTGATAAGATTGGAAAAACTTACGCAGATAAAGAAAATGATTATTGGTTAAACGAAGAGAATGGTGAATGGGGTATAATCGACGAAAATACTCAACCTGAGAACACAACTAAGTTAAAAGGGTGTGATATAGTGGAAAGGTATCTTATAGACGATTTATGGGAAACTGAGAAGGTAGATGATATATTTAATCAAGCAACTTATCTTTTATCAAAAGTTTTACCCACCTCATTTATGAGATCATCCACTATGGGTACTGCAGCCACTTGGAAATTATTAATGTTAGGGTGGTATTATAGATTAGGAACTGCAATACCACATACACAAAAGAGTAGAAGATTTATTGGTGGGTTATCTAGACTATTAGAAGTGGGTTTTAGTAAAGGTGTTGTAAAGTTTGACTTTGCGGGACTATACCCATCTATACAATTAACACATGATGTATTCACAGAATGTGATGTTAGTGGTGCAATGAAAGGGTTATTAAACTACAACTATGATAATAGAGATTATTATAAGAATTTAAAAAATGAATATGCATCAAAAGGTGATTATATTAAATCCGCATATTATGATAAAAAACAATTACCATTAAAGATTCTAAACAATGGTATGTTTGGTTCTATATCTGCACCAAATGTATTTCCTTGGGGTGATACAGACATAGGTGAGAAAATAACTTGTACTGGTAGACAATACCTAAGACATATGATTAGATTCTTTATGAGTAAAGGATTTAAACCATTAGTAGGTGATACGGATGGATTCAACTTCTCTATACCTAATGATGTAGATAGATTTGTTTATACATCTAATGGTAATCATAGATTTAATAAATTAGGTAAGACATATAAAGGTATGGATGCAGTTGTTGCAGAATACAACGATAAGTATATGAGAGAAAGAATGGGATTGGATATAGATGAGGTATGTGAGGCAACAATAAATATTGCAAGAAAGAACTACGCAGATTTAATAGATGGAAAAGTTAAATTAGTAGGTAATTCAATTAAATCTAAAAAGATGCCTACATATATTTCAGAATTTATTGATAAAGGTATTCGTCTTTTATTGGATGGTAATGGGTATGACTTTGTTAATGAATACTATGAAACAGTAGAAAAAATTTATAATGAAGAAATACCATTATCTAAGATTGCAAATAAGTCTAGAGTTAGAATTAGTGTGAATGAATATAAAAAGAAGATGAAGACTAAAAATAAGTCTGGTGGTTCAATGGCGAGACAAGCACATATGGAACTTATTATTAAAAATAATCTAAATGTGGATTTAGGTGATACAATATACTATGTAAATACAGGTACAAAGAAATCACATGGTGATGTACAAAAGAAAAAACATAAAAACCCTAAATACACAAATAAAGATTTACAATTACAAATGTCTTTCGATGGTAAAGTTGCAAAGGATGCATATTTAAGTGAAGAAATAATTTTAAATTGTCAATTAGTACCTAATAATGTTATAGAAAATGAACCTGATAAATTAGGTGAATATAATGTAGAAAGATATTTAGACGCATTTAATAAAAGGATTAAACCACTATTAGTTTGTTTTGATTATTCTGTAAGAGATAAGATTATAATTAAAGATCCTTCTGAAAGACAATATTTCACAAAACAAGAATTAGAATTAACATCAGGACAACCATATAAAGAAGGTGATCAAGATAAGATAGATGAACTACTAACCATTACTGATGAAGAACTTATGTTTTGGGAAAGGATAGGTGTTTCTCCAACATATATGTTTGAAGAATATGGTATAGAAGATGAATTTTGTTATGATGAAAAAACTAAAAAAACTATTTAGATTTTTTTTCTTTTCTATCTTTATCTTCTTTAATTGTAATTGGTTTTTTTTGTTCTAATTTTTCAACAGTTTCAATCCAATGTTGATTCCAAGACTTTCCCATAGTTTTTTTTATATTACAAAAAGACCAAGTGGTCTATAAGTCAATGATTTATTTAAATTTTCTGCTTCTAACGCCTTATTTTCTAATTGTTTTACATTACTAAGTCTTTCCAATCTTAAATCTAATTGTTCTAATAGTTTAAGTTGTTCTTCTTTACCTTCATTTAAAAGACTATCAAAGTCCATAGTCAATTCTGCATCTGGTACTTTTAAAGAACCACCAAATTTACCTCTAACCCTTCCTAACGCTTCTTTAAATAATGCAGTTAGATATCTTCTTACCCAAATTCTTGTAGGTTCATTTAAGTCAGAATATCTTAATTTAGAAAGTGGTACATCATTAGGTAATTTAATTATATCTTTATTTTCATTTAAACAATTAAGTTTATCGTCATCACTCATATTTGCAGTATCATAATAGTGATACCAAACTTTTGTTCCTGCCAAACCTATTTGTCCACCTACTAAACCACCACCTGCGAATGATAATCTACTACCTGGTATCGGCATTAGGTGTAATAATCTAGTACCATTAGGACCTGCGGTTACTTTATAAGTTAATTCACTTCTTAGTAATTTAGATTTCAAACTAAAATCACCTGCCCTTAATAAAACATCAAACGCTGGTGCAACGTAGAAACCACCATTCCCTAATCCACCACCTTGTCCCCAACCTGCATATGGTACTTGTCCAAATCCACCACCAAATCCGTAATCACCAAATCCTGCAAAAGAATATAATGCATGATCAGTTGAGTTTGGTGTAATCCATAAAATTTCATTTATTTCTCTCCCTGCGGGAATTTGATAAACTTGTTGATTCTGTACTATTGTAACATAATCTTTTTTCATTTCCCAAGGACCTCTTTGTTGTAAACCAACTTGTTTTGAATAAGCGTAAGAAAATTTACTTTCAAAATCTAAAGATCTTGTTGTTAATGCGAATGCAATATCTAATTTATCCGCTTCATTTCCTAATAATGAAGACCATTGATTTTCAATTAACCAATCCTGTACTCTTTGTGCATAATCCTCTATTGCGGTTTCCAATAATGAGTTCATTTGTTCCCAATCTAACTCAATTTTCCTTATTGGTGCACCTAATCTATGTCTTATTTGATTAAATAATTCATTTTTTACATTATCATCTATAGAATTAGCCATATCGTTATATTTATAAATAAATATTTAATAATAAATAAAAATATAATTTGATGAAAAGAATTATCAAAAAAATACTTTTAGAAGAATATAATAAAAAACTACAAAGTAAAGATGATATTGCTATTGCACTATCTAATAAAGCAATGCAAAATTTCACAGATGGTTTAAGATATATTGAGTCTGCACTTCAATATGCGGAGAATGAAGATATAATAAACACATTAGATGAAGTTAGAAGATCACTATTAAGTGATGGTGGAAGACAACAAGGATTCGCAGTACAAAATGATAATAGATTTGATAACACTATTAATGTTTTAGGTAATATGATTGACAAACATAGTGTAGACAATACTAATTTTAACCTAAATGGTGATGGACCTAAAGCACCTGAAGGTGATCTTTAATATGTTTAACCGCTTCGTTAATTGTATTAAATGATCTTTCTGGAACAAACACAGTTTTACCAACAATAATTGCAGGTAAAAAATCATTATCTACTTTTTTAGAGAAATTTTCATATAGTTTCTCATTTTCATCAACATCAATTTCAATAAATTTAATATTTTCTTCTTTAAGTTGTTGTTTAAGGTTATCACAATGTTTACAACCTTTCATAGTAAAAATTTTAACTTCCATTTTCTGTTTCTTTTATAAATTCGTCAATAATTTCATCTTCACCAATAATAGTTCCAATTACTTTCTTTTTATTTTGTAATATTTTCCATATTAATATGTCAATAGTTTTTTCTATCAACATATAATAAATATTAACAGTTTTGTTTTGTCCTATTCTATATGCCCTATCTTCTGCTTGTTCGTGATTTCCTGGAACCCAGTCTAAAGAATTCATAATAACAATTTCTGCTTCTGTTAAAGTTAACCCTACACCTGCCGCCTTTATTTGTCCAATAAATACGGTACAATTTTTATCGTTCTGAAATCTATCTACAGAAACTTGTTTTTGTTTATCAGACATACCACCTCTAACACAAACTGATTTATCACCAAAATGTCTTATGAACGCATCCATTTCATCATTAAAATTACAGAATATTATAACTTTCTTACCTAATTCTAACGCTTCTTCCGCTTTTTCAATACTATATGGTACAGTTTCCATAGAAATAAAAGTTCTAAGAAGAGTCATTTCTACTAAATCTTTATGTGGATTACCTTTTTTACCTTCCATTCTACGTTTCTCCATATAATCTTCCCAAACACTTTCATAACCTGAAATATTATTTAA